ACTTCCCATCCACCCTTGTCACGACATCGCCAGTTTGGTAGGCAGTGCCGCTCGACCAGGTTCCCTCGTAGACAAGGGTGGATGGGAAGTAGATCGCGTTAGGACTATTCAGTTGGTTTGTATAGTTCGTTCCAAGTGCCACTACTCGAGCCCCTCCATCCGAGTGTTCAAGTCTTGAACTGCTTTCACAAGAAGTGAAAGCATTGACTTCTCTCGGTAAACGACTGGCTCACCTTCAGAGTCGTACAGAGTTGCGTCTGGTGCTGCTAAAGCTACCTCTTCAGCAATGAACCCCAGTTCAGGTATTTGGGTTTCGTAATCCAAACCTGAACTCGTTGCCACCTGCTCATTCCAATTAAACGTTCGTGGTCGCAAAGCTTTAATCTTTGACCACGTAGCCGAAATTTCTAGGTCCTCTACATCCTCTTTGAAACGGATAGAAGAAGAGCTGATACCTAACTGCTCAGTACCCGTAGTAGTTATGACTGCAGTGGTTCCTGACAGCGTAGGCCAGCCACCTTGGTTCGCTCCTGCAGAAGCTTTATAGGCACGCAAATCTAGTTTCTCGTAGCCTGCAGCGCCTGACTCAGAGATCTGCAAATGAACGTTGTCGTTGTGAACGAATTGGAAACCAGGCAAGTTCGAACCCAGGAGCGTGTCCTTCCACTCCATCCAATCTTGATTCGTGCTGTAATCGTTCCCAAAATAGATGCGTGCATAATCGTATGAAGTTTGGATTCTTATATCGCCGCTAATGTCGACGTTCTCTCGCACGTTCAACCATTGCGTATTGATTCTGGTACCAGACCCAGCAACATAGTTCGGATCGACAGTGCCGTTCGCTAACCGATTAGTGTGACCAATGATGTCGCCGTCAACATAAACAGATCCGTTTACTACGAGACGGTAGTTCGCTCGAGTCGATCTATCGCCGCCCGCACCACCACCACCAGATTCGGTTGTGTACGGCGAAGTGGCTAAACCGTTATACAAAGGAGGGAACGTGTTCGGTACAGCAGTGAACACACCCAAACGGTTGTTCACAGCATCGACTTTGAATGTTGTTGTGTCGAAAGTGGCGTCTCCGCTGACAGTAATGCCACCAGTCATATTTAATACGCCTGTGACTGTTCCGCCCGTTCCAGTTATCACTCCAGGAGTCGTATTTATGTACGCCTCAACATCATTGAAGTTGGCGTTCATTTGGCTAGCCACAATGCTGGTGCCAGCACTAAAAGTGTTCGTAACTGAAAGAGTCATCTGAGCCTCCGCGGCACGTACGTAAACATCATGGCGTTCACTTCGTAAGCGCTTGTATGATTAGGTCCATTGATTTTGATAGCCACAGATTTAGCGCTACCCATTGTTGTTAACTTGATTACATCAGTGATCGATTGACCCGCTGAAGCGGACCATGTGCCGTCACCCGTATCTCCAGAGTCAGACCGCCATGTAGCAGTCCCAAACACACTGGTCGATCCTCGACCTGTGACTTGAAACGTTTTAGTTACAGAAGTTGCTTTGTCATAGTCGTTGTAAACTTCGTAGTTCACTGTGCCTGTTGCTGACGTGTCCATAATGAAACGTGGTTTCCCCCAACGTTTCTGAACAATCGGATTCTTTCCCGACACCCATGGTGTCGTAAAGTGGCTAACGATCTGGGCAGGAGTTGTGGCGTACAAGTCCGTGTACCTGTTCTGTTCGAGTTTGATTACCCGACCAGAGTTGTCTTTGCAGGCACCAATTAAGAAGGGTTCCCCACCAGGAGGAACGTGAGCAAGCAATGGTTCAGCATCTATGTCGGTTAAAGTCCAAGCTCCAAGCGACGGATCATAGACCAGTGTGCGTCGTTTAGTTAGTCCGTCTTCAGTCCAATCAACAGACACATAGAGTCGATTGCGGAACCATGCGAGTTGCGGTGGGGTGTTGAAACGAATCCGACCGTCATCTATCGCAGGTTTAAGTTTGTCGAACAGATAGTTAAAGTTCGTGCCGTCATACAGATATACGCCCGCTTGATCATGCCAGAAGAACACTCCCATTGGAGTGGACACAGGAGAGCTCAAAGAAACGCTGCCAACATCACGAGTAAGAGGCACCATCTGAAATGATTCAGTGTCGTGCCCGAACATGGCGTGAACCGAATTCGACTTAAATATTAGAAGGCGATCTGCCATTGGGACCAGGCCAGTGATTTCGTCGCCTCGTTCACCCACGTCGATGTCTGCATAACTTTGTTGTGTCCAAGTTTCTGCATCGTTCAGATGAGACCAACGGATACGAGAGTTGTAGTAAACCGAAGACTCTCGAGTCTTGCCAGTCCACATGTGGTTATTCCAGAAAGCCACGTATTGGCTGATTGGGAAGTTTCCTGCAGTGCCATTCAGGTTGGTACCCAAATCGGTGCCACTGTTACCTGAGCTAACTTTGAAGGAGGTGACATCTCCGCTTACCGCATAGAAAACGTTGTTCATTGTTACGCCATACATGCGACTGCCAGAAGTTCTGGCAGTCTGACCACCTATTGGTGTCCATGCCGAAGAACCTGTAGAGAAAGCAACAACAACGCCGTGGTTACAAATGATTTCTGATAAGCCACCATCAGTGAAATATGAGCCGAGCCCTTTGACTGCGCCAAGAGCATTGCCAGCGCCGTCAATGACCTCAATGCCTTTACGTAAACGTATGCCCCCTCTGGGGTCAACATCCACGTTCAACAAATCTGGTGATTCGTTTTGAGCAAGGTTGAATTGATCTGTCCGATAGTTAAGGCCGCCAGCGAAACTAGTTAATGCTTGTAAAGAATACTTTCGTGCCATCAGCTACTCCCAGGAGTAACGCAAACGCGACCCTAGGGCTACATTTGAGTCCCAACGTCGGCTGCGAGTGCCGTTAAGGATGATTGGTTGCGGAGCAGGAGTGTCTAAGAATCTTGCCCGAAGATTATCGAGCTCTCTTCGGAACATGGCGTGGTAAGTAGCTCCCATTTCCAGATCCTCTTGCTGCTCATAAGCTCGAGCACACCCGTATGTGGCAATCAGAATGTGGAACGGAGTAGGGAAGGGAACTGGCTCATCTCCATCCTGGCTCCCAGCGCCGAACGCTGGCGGGTTAGCCCAGCCACGAACATGAATCGGAACGACTGTCGAAGGTGTCGGATATAACCGAACTTTGTCTTCCCAGAAACTCCAACGGAAAGGAACCCCAGAACCAGCAGAACTCAGAGGATAACTAAGATCGCCTTCATCTCTGCCTATGTATTCGATTACAGAAGATGTGTCGCGAAGTGACGCGATCTCTCGTAAGCCGTTCGTAACGGCCGCCCCGACATACGACAGCGCGTAATCAGATTGTGCAGGGGAGCTAACCGTGTTGAACGTCGTTGACGTTTCAAACCAAGGCCACCTTTTCTCAGAGTAGGTAAGCAAGTCGTACGCTTCTCCAAAGAAGCGATTCATTATGTCTGGTGCAATGTCCTGGTCGTCAATTTCTACAACGCCGTGAACATAGGAACGCATTTCTTGTATTTGCACAACTCACCCACTGTGTATGACGCAAGAATCAGAACCCTCTTTAGGAGATTTCTGACACTGGTTACCTGCCTTAGTTAACGAAGTGCAGTTGGCAGCAGGCTCGATCACATCATCGACAGAGAACGCAGGTCTAATTTCTCTTCCACCAAAAAACGTGTGAGGGTTTTGGGTGGCTCCCTTTCCAGGGTCAGAAGCTAAACGAGTGGACGTTCCGTATGCGATATGTGATTCATAAGCCATGCTGCCTCCTGGCATCAGTTATGGGGGCGGCCGAAACCGCCCCCGCAACGTGGTTGTTTAAGCGGTAGCGCCAGAGATGTACCCTTGACGTGCTCGGTTTGAGCATGTCAACTGTCCGTAACACAGGATTTGTGAGAACACAGCATCAAGTGTGTGTGGTCGTACAAACGGTGTGCTTTGGAACCAGGTGTCGGCATGCCTCACCAACTGCAGATACTTTGTATTTAAGAAGTAAATTCTGCCTGCGGTACAGTCATCATCATAAGTCACAGGTACTGCACGGTAGACAAGGTTCTGGAAAGAAGCGTCTGCCATTTTGGTATCTGTGTAACGCAACTGTGGTTGCAGCAGATTCTCATATTTTTCATAGAGAGCCCGAGTTGTTATTATGATGGTTGGCTGGTCGTTACCTACTGAGCATTTGTTGTAAATTTCGCCCATTTTGGCGAGAGTTAAAACTCCACCTTGTGCGTGGTGTTGGCTTGTCCACCAATCGTTAGCGGTACCTGCAG